CTTCTAAATGTGACAAGTCTTGGGCTTGAGATGGATTGGTATAGTTGTGTTTTTGTTTATTCATCGCCATACCAATTTCCTGTAGTGTCTAACATGTACTCTAGGTACAATGGTTCTTCTGAAGCATATGCCTCAATCTCATGGGGTTGTTCCATGTACTCATACTTGGAGATTCTTTCATTGTTGAATAACATTCTTCCACTCTTATACTGTAGTGTGCCTCTTACCCACTGTCTTAGATGCACCAGTTCATGTAAGAATGTGCGAATGTATTCTTCCTTGGGAAGATGTGTTTGTAATTCAATCGTGAATTCACGTGGTCGGGATGACCAGTCGCAATAGTCACAGAAGCCCATTGCATCTTCACGTTTAAGTCCACGATGATGCACATCCAAATATATTTTGTGACGTGGTAATTGTTTCTTTAGAAACCAATCGGCAACACTCTTACAGAGCCTCTTAGAATAGCCGTATCCAGTAGTAGAGAGATAATACATGTTGACCAGTGTAGAAACCAAATAAAAGAACTAATAAAAATAAGTTTTTCCTTGCCTGACATATCCTTACTCATATACCCATTCCCCTGTTTCATAACCAAGTTGAATTAACCAATCCTCTTTCTCTACTGAGTTGTCACATTTATCACAAGTCAATGCTGACCATGCTAAATGATAAACTGTAGAGTGTGATGTACAATAAGGACATCTGAGAACTTGGCCCATTTTACCACATCTATCACTCTTTTGTAAATGCCTGTAACGATGTGTAGTTTCAAGAATCTTATCATCAGTATAAGACCTTGGAAAATAGGAATAGTGTGGTTGAGTTGTGATGCTCATGGGAATAATGGAGAATTAGGGGCATTTAATTCATAAATGTTATCTACCTCTTCTTCTACTCCATCCTTACCTTCTAACTCAATGTCAAGTGAATCAGCATACCATGAAATGTCATCTGCAATCTGATTATACTCTCCAGTATAATCCCACTTGTTCATGATGCAGTCGGCAATCTGGGTAGCTTCATCGGTTGACAATCCCGGATAGAAATCATAGACTGCTTCCAGAATGTCAATCGTGATTGTGTAATCCTTCATTTTAATACTTACCTCCAGTGTTGTTTACATCAAGGACAGTTTCATTGGTTACGTTATCAACCAACTCATCATATAATCCTTCATCAAAACAATCAACACGCTCTTTTAGTTCCTCATTAGATAACTTACCATACTGATAAATTAGTTCATCAGTAATCCATTCCATCATTGTCTTAGTGTCCATGTTATCAACCTGTAGTTCTACAAATTGCTGGACTAATTCACCAAATTGGTCATTGGTGAGATTTGATGATTTGATAATTGTTTTAGAGTCCATTTCAGAATTGGTTGCATTAGGGTTTGCTTTTTGACTGTAGTTCATTCGGCCTCCTGTAGAATGTCCCATGTCTGACAATATCCAGTTAACCAGTCTCTTTGATAATCGGTTAATTCATTGGATGGGTCATACAATAAATCATCTGCACTTAAAAACTCAAGATTGTGTAGGGTGCAAAAGTCTTGGAGAACATCACATAGAAAGTCAAGTCTGGTGTTTAATACGCTCATTTTAACCTCCATGCCATGCGATGAATTGTGGTTGCTCAAGTATTATATCTCTGACTCTCTCACGATCAAGACTATCTCCATCACCCCATGAGTAATGAACATATTCAAGATCACCCTTCTCAATTCTCTCTTGATAGATGAAGAAAGCATTGTAAATGTCTCTTTTGGTTAATCCAAATATAGGATACAGAGTGTCATCATGCTCCCCATAGAATGACCAAACATAATCTACAAAATCATTCAACTCTTTAACTGGTCTGTCTGAAGTAAAAAGCATAAGGTCTCCTTTGTTGATTACTTTAGTATTATAACCGATCTGAAGGGGATTGTGTTCCCCCTTAGGCCAGTTTACTGAGTGTCCTTTTGTGCTTGACACTCACAGGCATCAATGATACCTTCAAATTTCTCAGAGATCACATCAATCTCTGATACTAATTCTTCATCATCATTGCCCTGAACATAGCCCTCTAATACATAGAGGATTGTGGACATCTCATCTTTGGATAGGTTTACTAGCATGGTGATTAACCTCTCATGTAGAGGTAACCACCAGCCCAACCGCAGTTAGCAGGATTAAGAACATACTCTCTCTGAGTAATGATTCTCATGTCATATCTGACATACTTTGCAGGTGACTTCCAGCTTGCTGCCTTGTAGATCTCTCCAGTTTTCTTATCAACAAAAGCATGAACACCACCATCACGATACTCATTACGGTCTCTGAAGGTGTCAAAGTCCTGTTGAATGATCTTATAATACTTCTTACCCTTCTGAATACGAAACTTCATTAGGTTAGCAGTTCCGTTCTCTGTTGCTTCAATCTCTTTACGTGAATACTCTGAACCACTATCAGCGTTCATACGCTTCATTGAGCGTAAGTGATACTGCTTGTAGTTCTCAGCAAGTGAATCACATAGTTGCTCTGTCCACTCAAGAACTCTTTCTTCAAGTGTTGTCTGAACTGGCGTTGCAGTCATTAGAAATGCTCCTGTGTTGTTTACTCTTATATTATAGCAAAAAAAAGACCCCTGTGAAGGGGCCTTAGGCCAGTTTAATAACTGTTTGAGAAAATGGCCACCCTATTATTATCAGGGTTTATAATCTCTGAATAATCATCGGATAGGTTATCCCATGTTGCTTGCCAGTCTATCTCAACCCAACTGGGTATATCTCTATTGATATAACCACAGTCTGATGTTATTAGCTCGGCAAAATCTGCTCCACTCTCATATTCACCCTGATAGGCATCCTCAAAGTGGTCAATGGCATCCAAGAAATAATATTCTATATACTCATCCACCAATCCTTTACCATAATCGCTTACCAATGTTCCATACTGCTCATAATACTCTCTAAACTCCTCTTCACCATACTCTTTGATGAAATCAACCATATCATTGTATGACCAATCATAGGTCTCATTATACTCATCAAGAAGCTCCTGTGTTTCTTCTTGCATTTGACCAGTTGGTAATCCCTCTCTTGTCATAAGTCTTTTGATTGGTTTACTCTTATATTATAGCAAAAAAAAGACCCCTGAGAAGGGGCCTTGTTACACTTATTTAATTGTCCTACAGGTCGGTTCCTCCTGTCTCTGTTACCTCTACAATGTCCTCAAGAACTGCTAGGATCTCATTTCCATTGTTGGTAGTGTCCAAAAGGAATTCTGCGAAATTAGGTGACATGATAATAATAGTGTCGTTTACAAGGTGGGACTTACAGGACGTAATTTCCCTGCTGAACAGAGACAACCATAGATCCTTGCCCTAAAATAATGGTGTGGGACTTACAACTTCAAAACTGTCTTTTCAGATGTCCTAGAACATCAGCAGTACAAGAGGTCTCCAAACACAAAGAGTAGTTATCCACAGTATGCAATCTAAGATGCTCCTGAATTGTTACTCACCCCTGCCTTGCGTTTGCCCACAATGTAGTTTCCTATCGCCCCTAATCCTGAAACTACAAGGAGATTAGAGCAGTTGAGAGAGTGGGGCTAACTGATCAAGGTTTCACCTTGGAGCCCAAATTTACCTACTGGGAATCGCTTACACCTGAACCCCTACTAAACAGCAAGTAATCATATAAGGAGTGTACCATCTTTCGCATTGACCTCACCCATAGATGGGTATAAGGTGTTGGTATGCCGTATCCAAAATGATTGAACCCTTACTGTTGTTTGGGCAGTAGAACCACATATCCCTCAACATTTATATAATACCAGTTTTGAGGGGGTCTGGCAACCCCATGTGTGCCAGTTATTCTGCTGGCACTTCAGATGGGATTTCTGCTGGAACTGCATTAGTCTGTATTACATTCCAGTCATCATCTCTCTCTTGAGTTAGTGCATAGCACTCCCATGTATGATCTAATGTGAAGATGTAAGCATACTCTTCTCCACCATCAAAATAATCATCCACATTTAAGTCTAAACGTGGTTCTGTTCTCTCTCCTCTTGCATTGTAATACAATACATGGTTAGGAACATCATTTCTATCCCAATCGGTGTCTGAATCGCAGCATGAGATGTCTCCACCATCAATTAGCTCTGCAACCTTGTCTCTTGTGTTAAACTTCTCATTGAGAGTAACACCTAACCACTGTGGATAACCATCCCAGTGATGATACACTGAAAGAATGGCACCATCAGCAAGTTGTATTCCAATCCTTGATCTTGTTGCCATTTAAAAAAGGGGGGTAATTGGTGAGAGAAAACAAAACTGAGGGGGCAGTGCATTACCTTAACATCATGTCTCTGCTTCTAAGTCAGAGTAGTTAGGAACCTCGTTTGTTTTCCCATGTGCTTATTATAGCAAAAAAAAGACCCCTGTGAAGGGGCCTTGTGACACTATCTAAACTGTCCTAGTCATCGTACACTCTACACTCTTCTGCGTCAGGATGATTGTCACAGTAGATTTCTAGGTGTTGATCCTGATGCCTTGTATGGTAATCATTAATAGCACCATCATTACTATCCACCTCTTCTCCTTTATGATACTCGTCATAATAGGCATGAGCAGATTCTAAATCTGCTTTTGTGTATTCCATTTTGCCATGATTAATATGTTCTTTCCCATCTTTGGGATCAAGATACACTTCATGTTCTAAATCGTGCTTAATTTCAGACATCTAGTACGGCCTCCCTGAGTGCTTCCATTTTGATGAATTGTTCGTTCATATTATAATACAATTTATAGTTTTCTGTCGTCAAATAGTATCCTTTTATGTCATTTCCATCACAATGCCATCCATAGGCCTGAAGACGTTCACTAACACCATCTATTCTTAATGTTTTACCTTTTTGTAAGTAATCGTGGTATCTTTCGTCTAAGTTAATCATTGGAAGAAGAAGTATTTGTTGATATCATAACATAAGTTATATAAAATATCTATAAACTTTACATTGTCTTCATACTATGATAATAATTCTTAACTAGAATTACTATGATCATCCATTACATCCATTAATTTCTCAAAACTCTCACAGTGTTCAATATCCATCAACAGTTTAGATAATTGATGGATAACTAAAGGTTTCTCATTGACTGCAGCCGATTTAAGAGCTGCACGTAAACATCCCTGTGCCTCTAGTAAATGTTCTATTGTTGTAGTTGAAAGAGCCATTATTTATCAGTATGAATATCAATATTACCTGTAATCGGGTCACTCTTAGGAGTATATTCATACCCATACTTATTAAGTGCATCCTCAAACTCTTTTCCATCCAATCTACCTTCCCAATATGCACTTTCTTCTGACATATTATTATTCTCAATTATCTCAAACTCATGCTTACTTCCTCTTAATAATGAAAGAAGTTTCACACTATCTCTATAACATGCTCTATGATACTTCATATTACTCTTTACTGTAGTGATAATAGAATCATATATTTCTTTAGGGGTGCAATCTGCTTCTACTGCTTCTCGTACCCACACTTCAAGTTCCTGCAATGAATAGGCCTTGTAATTATCCATTAGTATCATATTTAATAGCTTGTTCAATAATAACTTGAATCTCTTTAGATGTCAAGTCATTTAGAAACTTCCAATTAGGATCTTGCTTATCCCATTCCATACTAAATGAACCATCTTCATTCTGATGTATCTTTAGACTGTCGTTCTTCATCTTTGATTTGTTTCCTAACTTGTTTAGCATAATAAATTTCCTTTTCAGTGTACAATTCAGGGTGTTTCTTTGCTCTCTTTATTAATTTCTTTGCTGCCTTTTTTATACTCCAATCCTTCATTATTTTTGATTGTCTTAAGATATTCTAACATAGTATCTATACGATCTTCAAGGTAATTCTCCAGTTGATACATTTGCTTTGCATAATCCATATTCTCTTTTGTTAATATCTCTACATCACTCTCAAGTAATTCTATTCTATTCAGTAAGTGATCTCTCATCACTCTCATCTCATCATAAAGAGAATCTATGTTAATTTGGGGTTGCATAATTCCTCCTATTCTTTTATATTATATTCTATTACAATCTTCTTACTACTTCTCCCTGACTGGCCATAAGTAGTAAAATGTTCTATAGTTCCCTTCAATTCAGCAGTGGCCATGTGAGTGAAGGCTGCTATGATTTCCTTCTCCGATCTTTTGGTCATGTTTCTTCCAAATTTTACACATTATAAAACCCCTGACTTATTAAGTCAAGGGCTTAGGATTTACTATACAATTTACTTAAGGTGGGTGTTGATATTTGTTCATGTTGCTTTTAGTTTAAACGTGTACTTGATTTAAATTAAAACCTCCTTACATATACGTTTACAAACATGTTGGTCTTCGTCACAGTCAATTAGACACTCGTAGTATTCGGTGAGTAAATCATCTTGTGAATCCGTTTTTTCTTTATAAGATCCAGCTAGTTGATTAAATGAAATTAAGTTGTGCATAATTGCCTCCAAATGAACTACAATAACAAAGAGATTTAGATCATCTTGTTATCCCTAATTCTATCATTATTTAGACAAATTGTGTCTGTATTCCCTGATACATTTAACAAAAATTTATGCCTATTAGTATATCTTATGATCACTCAGTTTCCCAATATATTGATAAATAAGATCCCACTTAAACTCAAATGTTTGACCATTTTCATCTTGTAAGTAGAATGGTATATTAGGATGTAACCTTTTAGCTCTGTAATAATGATTGATTACATGATAATCATCATCTATACATCTCTGTTCCTCCAATTCTTCTTCAGTCACTAATACTCCCTCTTGTCTGCATAATAATCACCTAATGCTCCACTCATTAGAGTTTCACTAATCTCACCATGAGGAGTAGTAATTGTAGGTTCCACATGATTATTCTTCTTACCAAATGCTAATGGTGGAGTATGTGGATTTTCCAGTTCTTGAACAATTTTAATAACCTGTTCTCTTATCTCCATTAATTCATGGAAACACTCTTGATTGTGGGCACATCCTCTTAACTCATGATCTGGTTTATGTACAGATTCAAGAAAGAGAGTCCTTCCACGATTCCATTTATCTTGTTTAGTTTCACTCATTTAGATTTCCTACTTTCTCTTAATATGTATGACTTAGCAGAGTCAAAATTTCTGCAAGTGTGA